ACGCCGACGCTGAGTTGGATGACGTCGCCGATCTTCAGCCCGTCCGAGAGCCACGAACCGGCGGCGCGGGCCAGCGGATAGACGCCCAGCGTGGCCGCGCTGATCGTCAGGCTGGCGGCGGTGATGGCCGCAGTCGCTGCATAGTCCTTGCGGACCAGGGCGGCGATTTCGAGGTCATAGGACCCCGCCGAAATCTCGCCCGCGAGCGTCCCCTCGACGTGATAGGGGCCCTCGATGGCGCCAGTCGACATCTGGTGGCTGGCGAGTTCGGCCGACGTGTAGGTCTGGCTGATCTTGTTGAGGTCAAGGGTGACGCGGCGCATCAGCTTGGAGCCGGTCGAGCCGGCCGAGCCGAGGGCGGATTGCTTCACACGCTTGATTTGGGTCGAAATGCCCTGAGCAACGGTCATGGGGTGGTCTCCGATCTATGATGGGGGTGGGGTAGGCTGACGACCGGAGGGGCCGTCGGGCAGCGCCGAACTAGCCGACGATGTGGGCGAAGAATCTGATCCGGACAGGAACCGCCCAGCGGTCGCCATCTACGGAGCCGGGCGTGATCTCCGGCGTGTCGCTGATCGTGGTGTTGATCCCGCCGGACGTGAGGGTGCGCCCGCGGGGGAAGGCCGCCCGGATAAGCTCGGCGCGGGCCGCAGCGGCGGCGGGGCCGGTGTTCAGGGGGTAGCGCAGGGTCACCTGCACGAACCCCTGCTCTAGGTGCGACGGGGCATTTTCGGTGTTCGATGGGCGGGCGAGGAGGATCGCCACGGCCTGATATGGCGTGCCGGCGACTGGCGTGAACGTGACGTTCTCGTAGGCCGTGGAGAGCGCCGGGCTCATCGCCGCCAGCGCACCCTCCAACGCGGCGCGGATCGCGGTGACGCTCACGCCGCGACCTTCGCGAAATCCGTGTGGGCGATGTCCACCATCTCGAAGGCGATCACGCCGAGGATGCCGACGGGGGCTTGGCTTGAATGCCCGTATTCGAGAGCCTGAGCGTATTCGACGGAATTGCTGATGTAGTGCTTAAGTCCGGCGGCCTTGGCGGGCATGTTCTCGATCCCGTTCAGGCTGGTGATGTCGGTTGCAAGTGTCGCGGTCTTGTCGGGCGCGCCGAGGCCATAATTCCAGTTCGACCTGAACGTCCCTGGTCTGTACGAGGCCGGTGGAGCGCGCATCCAGAGCGTCGGATCGCCCACGGGGGATAGTTCGTTGATCACCCGGCCCGCGACGTCCGTCACCGTCAGGCGCGTGCCGTCGTCCAGACGGGTCACGACCTTGGCCGTGAAGGCTTGGAGACCCGCAACCAAGGTCATCAGATCACGCCCAGCCGTCGCGCCTCGGCCACGACCTCGACCATCTCGCGGGGAGCCGTGATGATGAAGTTCGCCTCGCCGAGATCGTGCCACTCCGTGTCGCTGACGGGAGCCTCGCCCTCTTGGATCGCGGACATCCGGCGGTCCAGGGCGCGGAACGCGGCGCCGTGTCGGCGGGGCAACTCCCGCCCGACACGCTCCCAATCCGCCAGGAAATCGTTGATCAGATCGCACTCTATGGAAACGGTGAGCATGGTCCGCGCCATCAGATCGGCCGGCGGATTTCGTAGCGGCCCTCAAGGCGCTCGCGGGCGATCTCGTCACCCTTCTCCGGGTCGATGTAGATCATGCCCCTGTCGTTCAGCTTGGCGCGGATCAGCCAGCCCTCGGCGGCGTTGACCTCTTCGGCCTGTGTAACCTCCTGGCCGGTGTCCAGATCGTAGATTTTGAGGCCGTGCCAGTCGTCCGGCGGGCCGCCAGCCTTTGCGTAGGTGATCGGTTCGCCGCCCATCACGCCCCCCGGATGTTGCATTCGAAGTACACCGCCACCCCGGCCGGCGAGAGCGGCGCAAGGGCTGTAATCGTCGCCGTCTTGGTCCCGATCACGTTGCCCGCTCCGTCCAGCACGTCGAACGTCACCGTGTCGTTGGTCTGGGGCGGATCGAGCGGCGTCCCGTCGGCCTTGAACGGCGAGAGGAGGAGCTGCTTGTCACCGGCCAGGATCAGGGTGCCGGGCTCATTTCGAACGCCCGACCGGATGAAGGTGGTGTATTCGAACACCGCCCCTGATCCGGTCTGCGTCGTAGTGACCTGAGGAATGGTTCCGGTGGCCTCGTCATAGTCACCGTTGGTGACGCGGGTCAGGGTGATGGGCTGGCCCTTACCCCCGCTAGCGATGGGCGCGAGGGCGCGAGCCGCTGACGCTCTGGCGCGGACATCGTAGGCGGTCACGGCTTTCCGCTCAGATCATGGTGGCGGCGAATGATATCGAGGCAGAGGCTCGGGAAGCGATATTCGCCAACTTGGCGGCCGTTCAGCCACGCGCAAGTAACGGCGGCGTCGGCCGGATGCATGTCCACCACCAGCATGTCCGGGCCGCCGCTCGCCAGGCGCACGCGCGTTCCTATGGGGTAGCAGAACCCGGTCATGCCCGAACCAAGCCGACATTCGACCCGCCGGCCTTGAACAGCGGCGAAAGCAGGTTGTCCACGGCCGGAAAGCGGGGCGATTGGCTGGAGTTGGTATCGTACTCGGTCTCAAGCTGGCCGACCTTCTCGCGCTTAATGCCGCGCTGGAGATCCGGCGCCAGATCGCCGAGCGTCGCGATCCTCGTCATCAACTCCGATTGGGCGTTCCCTACCTCGACCGGAACCGTGTCGCTCGGATAGAAGGCCGCGTATTGCTGGAAACCGCCAGGCGCATCGCGCTTGGCGACCTCGTAGCGCGGCCAGTCCAGGGCCTGTTCGGCGGTCTTCCGGAACCCGGCCCACTTGGTGCGGTAGGCCTGCCCGATGTAGTCGGTGGCCTTGCGGGCCTGCTGTTCCAGCACCGTGTCATCGGTCGAAAAGGCGATGCCGCGGGCGATGCAGTAGGTCTTGTGATCGGCGACGGAGCGGTAGGCCTCCGCGTCGGGCTTGCCGGTGCCGTCTTCAATGATCAGACTCATCGCGTCACCCGGTTGTTGACGATGAAGTTCTGCGCCCACGCCAGCAGGATGAGCGTGTCGCCAGCACCGCCTGAGCCGCAAACCTCGATGTCGCCGCTGTCGGTCTCGCCCACCAGAACCAGGGCGCGATACTTGCCCGCCGCCTCTGTGAGAATCTGGTCCGGCTTGACGATGAAGCCGTCCCCGACCCCTGCTGGGTGCAGGGTGACGATGTTGTCGCTCAATGCACCCTCACCGTCTGATATTGGTCGAGCCGATCGCTGAACCACATACGCCCGGCGCCGCAGACGAAGCTGACCGCATCGGCGAGGTCGTCGGTCTCATCGCCCCACGCGTCGAACAGGTTGGTGATCGGCACGGTTGAGCCGTCTGTGAGGAAGGCCAGACGCTGCGGTACGCTGAGCGCCTGGATGTCCATCGGACCTACTCCGCAGCCGCCTCTTCGGCCGCCAGTTCCAGCGCCGCGACGATATCGGCCTTCTTCGCCGCATCGCCGAGATCGACGCCTCGCTCGGCCGCGAGGGCCTTCAGAGCGGCGACGGTCAGGTCAGCGAGCGCAGGCTCGCCCGCGGCTTCGGCCTGGCCGAGATCGTCGGCGCCGGGCGTCTGGTCAGCCGCGCGCGCCCAGCCGAGCTTGAGATGGCTCTCCAGGCAAGTGGGGTGAACGGAGATGTGCGCGCCATCTTTGGCGACGCGGATCAGGGTGTCGGACATGGGGACTCCGGGCTGTTGCGCCCGATGACCGGGCTAGGATTATGCGGCCTTCGCGCGCTTCGTTGCCCAGGCCTTGTGGGCTCTGGCGTTGCGCTCGGCTGATGTCTGGCTGGCCGCGAACTGGGTCAGTTTTTCGATGGTCTCTGGCGTGTGCTTTCGGGCGAGCGCGGCGGCGCGCATCTTCGCCTTGGTTTCCTCGGAGTGCTGGCGGCCAGTCATCGGGCTTGGGCGGCCCTTCAGTGCGGCGGAAGTGGCGGCGCGGTGCTCGGCGGACTTGGGCTTACCGCGAGTAGCGGCCGACATGTTGGCGCGATGCAGATCAGTCTGCGGACGCCCGGTGTTGGCGTTCCACATCTTCTGCATCACGGCGCGGTCACGCGGCACACCCTTGCGGGCCTCGCTTAGCGACTTCGCCACCAAGCGGCGGCCCCAACCGAAGAGCTTGTTATTGGGCCGTCGTCCGCCGTGGTTCATCGACATGGCTTGCAGTGCGAAGACTAGGCCGTGGTTTCCTGGGTGCATTTTCACCAGCAGCTTGTGCGCGATGAAGTGCTCCTCGGCGGTGAGCCGCACGATATTCTCGTCGACGTCCAGACCACCCAGGGTCGTCGGGACGACGTGGTGACGCTCGGTGTAAACATCACCCAGGTCGCGATAGTAGGCTCGCGCCATGAGCGCGTCGTAATGTTTCTGGTAGTCCATGCGGCGTCCTGGCGGTTGATTATGAAACCAACCGCCAGTGTATCGCAGGTAATCAGGTTAGTCGAATACTAACCCATCAGAGTGGCGATGTGGGAGTCTTTGATGGCTTGGTAGCCCCATGCAACTCTCACGTGGTAGACCAACTGCATAAATTGGCGATATACTGCAATCTCGTAAGTAATCCCAGTAACGGGATCAGTAACGAGCATGGTGTCGTCCGCCATGTCCATGGCCTTGCCGTCGGGACCGATCGGCATCTGCGGCGGGCGGGTGATCAGCATGATCGCCGAGCGGGAGAAGGCCACGTTCGGCGTATAGGTGCCGCCCACGGTCATGGCGTTGGCGGTGGCGATGACCACGCGCGCGCCGGGGCTGTTCAGGGTGATCGTACCGGCCGCCGCGACGCCGGTTCCAACGACGTACTTGTTGTTGGCGTCGGCCGCGAACGTGACCACGCCGCCCGCAAGCACGGTGCCGGTGCCGGTGACCAACGCGATGTCCGTGACGCCCATGGCGGTCGAGCCGGAGGTGACGTAGGACGCGCCCGTGCCTGCGGCGACGGCGGAGATCGCACCCGAATTGCGGATCGCGAAGCCTTCCAGGCGGTCGGTCATGCCGTTACGCAGCATGTCCGCGGAGCCCGCCTCGTTGACCTTGAACAGGCCGCTCTGCTTGCCGCGCAGCTTGGCGATGGCCGCCGAGCCGAGCACGATCTGCAGGTCGTCCTGCGGGGCGCCGTTGTCATCGAGGATGCGGCGGGTCTCGGCCAGGTCGGAGAGATCGACCGCGGTGCCGAACGGCGTGGTGCCGGCGGTCCCGTAGGCGCGAGAGCTGTTCTTGTAGGCGGTGTCGTGGAGGTCCGCCTCCATCTGGTTGCGCAGCGCGCGGAACGCCTGGGCGAACTGGCCGACCAGGATTCCGTTGTAGCTGCCCGCGTTGATCAGACCCTTCTGCTCCTCGCCGTTCCAGCGGATCGGAACGTGCTTGGACTTGGAGATGGTCATCGACACGTTGGTGATCGTCTGGTCGCCGGTGTCGGGCGCCGAGACGGCGGGGGTGTTGTCCGCCAGGGTCGCGGACGGCGTGATCGGAACCAGGATCGTCTGGTCCTTCGCCGCGCGTTCGGCGCTGGTGTTGCGCGTGACGGCGGAGATATAGCCGGTCTGTTCGACGGAGACGACGTCAAGCGCCTCGTAGATGGTCGGAGTCAGGGACGTGAGGGTGTTGGCCACGGGAGTGGTCCTTTCAGGGCTGATGATGCTGCGGGAGGGGGATTTCTCAGGGGGTCATCCGACCCGTCGCACCGTCAGCCCATCCGGGCCTTCGGCGGGTAGTTCTGGTGGTCGGGCCTACGCTTCGGTGAGCGTGAAGCCCTCTTTCATTTTCGCCATCTGGTCGGCCGGCGGGAGCTTCTCGAATTGGCTGCGCGGCAAGGTCTTGGCCCCGCCGGCTGCACCGCCGTTCGCCGCGCCACCGCCCGCGCCCATCTGACCCTTTAGGATGTGATCCTTGTAGGGGTCAGCGGAGATCAGGATTTCCAGCGCCTCGTCGAAGCTGGCCGACTCGCCGGTGACGCGGCTGAAGATTTGCGTGCCGCTGGCGTCATAGGCGACGACTTTGCCGTCCTCGATCTTGAAGTTGCCGCCGTAGGTCTTCTCCAGCATGGGCGGCGGAACCGCGACCTTCTCGGCGACGAACTTCGACCGGGCGAACGCGCCGCCGATCATCTCGCCGACGATCTGGGTTTGCAGCTTGCCGTTGTCGGTCGTCAGCGCCGCGATCTGGTCGTCGCGCGCCTTCAGGGCGGCGGCCGACGCCTCTTCCGCGGCCTTCTTGGCGCCGGCGCGGATCTCGTCGACCTTACCGGCCGCCACGAGTTCGCCGTCCTTGATGTTGGCGACGGTCTCCAGCGCCTTCAGGGCGACGGCGGGGTCGGCGATGCCCTCGAACGGCTTCAGCTTGGCCTCGGCTTCGTCCTTGGCCTTGCGGTGGCCGGCGTTCTCGGTCGTCAGGTCGCGGACGCGGCCATAGAGCTGACCGCCGTCGATGGGAAATTCCTTGCCGTCGTCGGCGACATAGACGGGCTTTCCGTCCACGAGCACGGCGTGGCCATCGTCATCCAGTTTCAGTTTCATGGTGGTCTTCCTGGGCATCCGCCCGATTTGGGGTCATCAGACCCGATGCGCCGGGCTGCATCCGCAGGGACCGGCCGATCTTCTTGTGCTACGCATTCGCGAATGCAGAACTCAGATCGCGTGCTGGCCGCCCTCACCGCCATTGAACAGCTCGTGGGGACGGCGCGAGACGCCGTTACCGACGAAGACCTTGATGGTCTACTTCAGCCGCTCGCCGGCATTACCGATAAGGTCAACGTCGCAATCGACGCGCTCATGAGTGTCCACTAGGCCGCGACGAGCGGCGGCGCGAGGGTTGACGCCATCACCGGCGCAACCGGCTTCGGCGGTTGGGCGGCGACCGCGACGGCCTCTTTCTCGGCGTCGACTTCGGCGCTCAGCTCGCCGCGGCGCTTCATCTCGTTGATCGCCGTGGGCTTGGAGATCAGCCCAGCCTCTTCCATCGAAAGAATGAGCTGGCCGGAGGCGTCGGAGAGGTTGCTGGCGCCGAAATCCTTGAACAGCGTGACGTTGCCGCCGCTCCCGAGCTTGGCGTAATCGGCCATGAACTGCAGGGCTTGATCGAGGCCGTCTTCAAAGCCTTCGGTGATCCGCTGCAGGTCCGACTTGTTGGCCTCAGCATCGTTGCTGGTTTCAGTCGCGGTGCGGGTTCCCGGCTTCTTCACCAGCAGTTCGGCGCCAGCCTGGATCATCTGGTCTTCGAGCGCGGCGAGCGAGGCAGAGCCCGCGCCGATGGCCTCGCCCGAGTGCTCGACCCACGCGAGCTTGGCGATGGCGCTCGTGGTCTTGATCGCCTGCGACGCCCCGACGGTAATCTGGTCCTTGTCCTCGAATCCGGTCGCCAGCAGGATCGGCACGCGGGCAACGTGCAAGATGGTGTCCTGGTCGCTCTGAGACTGCCAGTGCTTGACGTTGAGATAGGCCAAGTCCAGCAGCGGCGACATGCCCATCAGATAGGCGAGGCGCGAGCCGTAGAGCGGCACGAACGGGATCGTCAGAAGCCCGGAGAGGCCGCTTTCGACGCTGACCCAGGCATCACCCGCCTCTTCCTGCACATCCCATGAGCCGGGCCGCAGCACCCGCACGCGCTCGACGCAGGTTTCGCCGTATTCGCCGTCCTCGACGTTGGCGGCCTCCTTCAGCCGAAGCTGGGTGAGCGTCGCCTTGCCGTTGATCCGCGAAATACGCCCGCCGAGGATCTGGCCATGGCGGACCCGCACGAAATATGGCCGGATGCCCGCGGCGTCCTGTTCGGCCTTGGTCGGCGTTCCCGTCGCGCCCTGAATCGGCTTCGGTGCCTCCACCAGGATTCCACCAAGGCCATGGGCCAGAACCTCGGCCAGCATCTCGGCGGCGAAGGTGTCGAGGTTGACACCCTCGCGGTCGATGTCCTCGGCCCAGGTCTGAATCTCGGCTGGCGTCTCTTTCGAGAACGTCATCGGTTTGGAGAACGGCTTGCCGGCCATCACCGAGACAGTTCGGCGGAAGGCCGGGAACAGCGTAGCCGTGGCGATGCGCGCGCGGTGCGCGTCGGGCTCCTCGGCTGGGAACTTCGGCAGGAGCTTGTCGCCAGCATCCCGCATCTTGCGCGTGCCGCCCATCAACGCTTCGGTCAGCGGCCATTCGCAGGCGAGCTTGGCGATCTCCGCGGATTGTTCGTTCACGGCCAGGGGCATGGATGCTCCTTTAGAGCCGGAGGGAGGTGATGGAGGTGGAGGGCGGCGTGAGCGGCCAGAAGGCCATCACCAGAGCGTCCGCCATGTTCGGTGACTTCGTGCCTTCGGGCGTCTTGTTCACGACCAGCTTGAGCGCTCCGGTCTTGCTGCGCGTGGCCTGGCTCAGTTCCTTGCGGAGCGTGGCGAGGCCTGGAAGTTCAGCCGGCAGGCTGATCAGGGTCGCGGGATCGTGCTTCTCGCCTGCGGTGACGGCATTGTGCGTGCGCTCAAACCGCCTCCGAAGCTCCCACCAAGCCTGCGCCTTCAGGTTCTTGTAGAAGTCCCGGTTTAGTGGGCTCTCGCGGTCGCCGGGGATCACCCTGGCGTCTGGATTCAGCGGCGAAGCGCTGGCGCTCCACGGCACGAAGCTGAGGCCGGGCGGCAGGAGATTGTCGGCCTTGAGCCGGTTCGCCTCCGCCTTCACCCCGGCGCCGATCCCGATGCAGTCGTATTGCAGCTCGACCGTCTTGCCCCTCAGAACCTCGACGGCGCGCCTGGTCGCGTCCCCGGTATCGCCGTCACCCCAGGCCTCGACAGACTTGACCACGACGCCTTTGGCGAGCGCGAGGGCGTGAAGGTCGCCCCCCTCATCGAAGGGATCGAGCGCCGCGCGCCAGCCGCCGCTATCGTCAAACCCGAGCGTCAGGTGCGCGTCCATGGCCGAGGCGACCCAGTCGGCCGGGATGATTACGCCTTCCACCGAAGCGGAATAGTTCCGGTCAACCTCCTGAGCGAAGACATGGAGCAGGCCATCGGCCTCAGCCTTGGCCTTGCGGAGATCATACCAGTCCTGCGTCTTCGCCGGATGGTCGCGCCAGTCCATGACGAAAACGTTCGTGGCGCCCTTGAGCGCCGCCTGGCCGGGAGCCCACTCCACCCCGGATTCGCGCTTGCGGTGGAAGACGTTGCCCAGCCCGTTGACGGACGAGACGTCGATCTGGACGCGGGTGTTGTCGCCCAGCGCGGCTTCGATCTTCTCGGGCCGCTCGTAGTGGGCGCTCTCGTCCTTGAAGTAGATCAGCTTACGACCGCCGCGGCCGATGTTGTCGCCCGCCTCTCCGGTGATCGTCGCCCCGTTCTCCGGGTTGATCAGCTTCATGTAGGCCATGTGATCGAGCGGCCGGAACTCCGCCGGCAGCAGCTCGCGCGGCATGTGGCGGATGATCAGGCGCATCTTCTCAAAGATGCTGTCCGGGTCGCCGATCTTGTCGACCAGCTGTTCCTTGCGCGACCCCCAGCCAACCGCGGCGCCCGGCCAATAGAGCCAGAGCCACACCGAGAACGCGCAACACGTCCACGTCGCCCCAAGGTCGCGGCACTTCTCCGCCAGGCCGTCCGTCTCGGCGTCCATGCAGGCCAGCAGGAAATCGACCAGCTCGCGCTGACGCTTGAAGAGGATGAACGGCAGGGTGGCCGGTGTCTCAGACCCCGCATTCCGGGGGTCGTAGGTGATCGTCCAGTGGTCAACGAACTCGTGCGGCCGGGTCCGGTAGTATTCCTTGGCCCCCAGCAGCATCGCCGGGTTGCCCCGGATCTTCAGCAGGCGGGACTGGCGCTTGGCGAACTCCGCGACGTAGTCCGGCGGCCAGGTCTCAGCCGTCGCCACGCAGAGCGTCCGCGTAGGCGTCAGCGGCCTCCTTCGGCGTCATCTGCGTGTTGATGATCTGGAACGCCGCACCGCCGCCCGGCGACGACAGCACGCGGGTATTGGTGAAGGCGTTGCCCATTTCCTTGGCGACCTGTTCCAACAGAGCGGCGGCGCCCGTCGTATTCCCCTGCGTCTCTGCCTTGTCCGCCATGCGCTGGAGCGCTCGCAGCCGAACGGCGCGATGGCTCACGGCGATGGTTGAAGTGTCCTCCAGGAAGGTCTTCCGGGTCGCGTCGAACAGCGTCTTCCACTTTGCGGCCAGGTTCTTCGCCGCCCGCTTGGTCGGATCATACGACTCGGCCAATTGGCGCGTAATGGTCAGACCGAACTCCTGCTTGACCGCCACCGCGACGATCGAGGGCGAATCGAAACAGGCGAGGGCCTGGACTATGAAGGCCTGCACCTCTGCGGAGAGCGTTTCCTTGGCCATGGGTTTGTCTGGCGCCAGTCTGGCGCTACGCGGCTCTCAGCAGGCACGTTCCACACGCCCCTGAGATCGAGGCCGACGCGACCTCAGGGCGACCCTTCGCGGCCTCCACCAGAGCGGAGACGCCTGCGGCTTGGGCGCCGTATCTGCGGACCACGCCGACGAACTGCTCGATGTCGTGGCCCTTCATCGCGAACATCGGGCGGCCTTCCTTGGTGAACTTCGGCTGGCCGAATCCGTCGAGGTCTTGGCCGGCGTGATAAAGTTCGTGTTCGGTCAAGGCGCAGAACTCGGCGTCGGTGCAGTTGGCCGCGTAGCTGGCGTCGAGGGTGAGGATGAAGTCCGGCACGTCGCCAAACCATCCGAGGATCTGTTGCTCGGCGCGGGCCTTGGCCCACTTGCCCTGCGTCGCGCGGGGCTGGCCGAGTTCGCATTGCCCGACGATGCGGCGCTTCTGGCGGGAGTTGCCGACGTTGGTCCACAGCGCGCCGATGGTGGCGAACCTGAGATGGGCGTGGTCCTCGTTCAGCAGCTCGGCATCTTCGGCGACGAAGGTTTCCAGCAGCCAGGCGGTCAGGCCGTCGTCTGGAACGAACGTCGCGGGAGCCATCGGGTCGAACAGCTCAGCCGGCGGATACGGCCGCCCCACCGGGCGAGGCGTCGTCTTCTCGCTCATGGGGCCTCGCGGTGTATTTTCCCGCACTCTGCGGTGTTTCGCTGGCTTTACCCGGCATTATGCGGCACACTTCGCGCATGACCGGATCAGAACTAAAGGCTTGGCGCCTGCGACTGCGACTAAAGGTTGGCGAGGCGGCCGAGAAGCTTGGCGTTTCCCCTGACACCTACGCGCGCCTTGAGCGCCGGAAGGTCGTTGATCAGCGTACCGCGCTTGCGTGCGCCGCGATCGGTCAGGGTCTTCCACCGGCGAAGGGATAGGAATGTTCGTCTACGTAATCAGCGCGGGAGAGCGGCGTCACAAGATCGGCGTGGCGACTGACCCCAAGAGCCGTCTAAGCACGCTCCAGACGGGATCTCCTGACGAGCTGCGCATCGTCCACCTCTTTGAGACCGATGCGGCCTACGAGGTGGAAAGCCGCGCCCATTCCTATCTCAAAGACCAGCGCATTCGCGGAGAGTGGTTCGAAGCGACTGAAAACACCGCGATCAGCATGGTCGGCAAAGCCGTCGCCAACGGTGGGCCGTTTGACCAAGAGTTTGAGCAATTCGGCGGTTGGACTCATACAATCGGCGACGCTGTAGAATGCCGCACTTCCCGAGAGGAGTGGCTTCGGGGGCCGCTACCGGTCGTTGGCCGGCTCTACACCGTCTGCTGCGTCTATCCTGAGGGTCAGGTGGACGTTGCCGAAGTGATTAACGACGACATCGCGTTCTGCCCGAGCATGTTCTGGCCCGCCCACGGACGGCGGTTTGCGTGACGGCCGTTCAACCCTCAACCGAAGACCGGGAAGGCGAAAGGCAAGTGATGACCTTCGTAAATCTCGCCGACCTGACGGACCCGAGCGACCCAGCGGGCCGTTCGTATCGAGAGGTCAACGCGGAGCGGCCCCACAACATCGCGCTAGGCTCGCTGGTGGAGCTGGAGAGCGGCGTGCGGCTGTTCGTGGTCCACCAGGGCCGGGATTGCGATCAGACGCCGCTCTACTCGCTGGCCCCCGACCCCGAAGACGTGGTGCAGGCGGACCCGAGGTTCGGCAACCCGAAATGGATCAACGGCTATTCGGAGGATGGCCTGAAGGTTATTCGGCCGGGGAAAGCGCCATGACTGCCGCTCTCGACGCCATGGTGAAGGCGATGGCCGACGAACTGAAACGGCAGGACGACGACTGGGCCCGGTATCTCGACGAGCACCCGTGGATGAAGGACGAGCCGGCTCCAGGAAGCGAGGGCTACAACCTGAACCACGTCGCGCGGGCCGGGCTGATTGCGCTTCGTGCGCCGCGCATGGAGATCACGCTGGCGATGGAGCAGCAGACTGGCATTGAAGCGCCCTTGCCGTGCGCGGCGATGGCGCGGGCGATGATCGACAAGATTCTCGAATAGGCTCCGCGCCGCAGCTTCAGTCCCGCTGACAAGGTGGCCATGATGCGACGAGGTGCGCTGGCCGGCTGGGAGGTTGAGGACTAGCTGGGCGCGGAAGGGGTGGCGGGCTGGGCCGCGAATCAATTGGTCATAGCGGTGGCACTGGAGCTCGCGCGATCAGCGAGCCGGTCGGAGCGCGCGACAGCCCTGGTGGGCCTCGCTGTCTGTTCCCCCGACAGTTCCGACCCGCATATGGCGCGGGCGGCTGATTCCCCCAATCTCACAAGCTGGACCGCACGTCAACATCCGTGACGTGCGTCACCTTTCCCGACCTCGATCCATCCGGCCCGCGTGTCTCGGTCAAGATCAGCCGACGCGCGGCAGATTTCGAGCCGACCCCAGGATACCGACCAGCCCCAGCCATCGTAGAACTGGAAGGACGGGAGGCGCCACCATGCCTGGTCATAGCGGGCAAACCGCCACCCGCCGACATAGGTCACCCACTTGCCGAAGTCGCGCCGGGCCGTCACCGGGCACTCCCCTCTTGCGCCGCCTCGACTTCGTCTTCCCCGAGCTCGATGGTGGTTTGCCGACCGAAGATGGCCGTCACGACGTTGATCCGCAGGTCTCGCGGGGTCGCCATGACCGTTCCAAGGAAGCCGGCGAAGGGGCCATCGAGGATCCGCACCCGCTTGCCGTGCTCCCATTTGGTCTCGCGGTAGCTGCTGACCTTGCGCCCTCCCCGCTTCTGAGCCCGGAACGGCGGCGGTCTCCAGGTTCGGTCGAAGACGCGCCATGCCTCGAACAGGATCAGAGCGCCGATGACGTCTGCGGAGAGCCGGAAGGGGATGCCGTCGTCGTGGCACATGACGTCGCGCACGGCGTAGTTTTCTCTGGCGGTATCGAGCGAGTCGTCGTCGGGCAGGTCGGCGAAGACGTAGCCGGGGATCAGGGGCCGGGTTCTCGCCCGCCAGTGGTTCGCCGGCCGGTACTTCTCGATCGGGACGTAGACGGTCAACCCGGCGCCGTAGGGGTGTTCGTCAGTCTTCGGGCCCAACGCCGCGGCGACCTTGCGCTCCATCAGCGGGGTGACGCGTAGGATCGTCCAGGTGTCGCGCTGGTCGTCGTTGACTGCGGAGGGCTCGGGCATGGCCTGTTGATCCGGGTGCGCGGGGAACGGGATGTGGGCGAGAGCGGTCATGGGGGTGGTTTCATTTGGATTCCCGGGGCCTACCGGACTGTTCAGCGGGGCTCTCGCGGATCGGGGAGCGGGTCATTTGCGGTCCTGGCAGTTGGGGCAGAGGTGGGTCCATTCGGTCCCGACCTTCTCAGCCTGCCAGCCGTCACGCCGGAACATCCCGAGCGCGTCGTTGAACTCGCTTTCGCCGGTCGCCAGCGTCTCGTCGCAGGCGTCGCACTCGTAGGTGATCTCGCCGTACTGACGGTCGATCATCGGATCACCTCGCGGATGGGCCTCTTGCCTTCGGGGCACGTCTCGACGGTTGGGCCGTGCGCGCCGCCGCACTTCGGGCAGAGCCAGCCGGGCCGAAGCCCGGCCAACTTCGCGCGCTTCTCTTGCCGCTCGCGAGACAGGCGGATCGGTTCGGGAAGCGACGGACTCATTCGCCGTTGTCCTGCTCTTCGGGGCCGACGCTGACGGTGACCACGTTGCTCGGGTTGTCCCCGTGATAGTAGGAGATTTGCTTCACGAACGGGCCGTCATGGCCGCGACCAGTGATCATTTCTGTCGTCGGTTCGTTCTCGCCATACTTGGTCGTCACCGGCACCTTGTAGTTGCCGTTCACGCTGACGTTGATGTTGATAGTCATCTGCTTAGTCTCCGTTAGAATCTTGGGGGTTCGACGTATTGGGGCCGATAGTCATAAATCCACGCCTCGATACGACGCAGGCGCTCCTCGACCGACAGAGCGTCTAATTCGGCGAAGTGCCGATCTCTCTTTGATCCGAGTTCTTTCCCCCAGCAGACGCCGCAGACTTTCGGGGGCGCATTGGCTGGCGAATGACTGACGTGCGTCGTGGTCCCGCAACGCTCGCATGTGATCTGCGATATGACGGCCATCAGCTGTCCCCCCGATTCATGCGCTCGTAGAAGTCGCCGATGGTCATCGACTCGTCCTCAGCGATCACGCAGTCTTCGCAGGGCTTCTTGGGCTTTGCCGCCGCCCGCATCCTCGTGCAGCCCTTGTTCTCGCCGCGACAGGCGGCCAACTTGAACTGGCCATTGCGGCGCTTGAATAGGATCATCTGCAGATCGCTCATCAGCCGTTCCTTTCCAGATCGCAGGGTGATTGGTGATCGGCGCAGTTGGGGGAGCGGGTCATGCGGCGGCCCTCCGCGGCAGGTAGACTCTGGCAATGTGCGAACTGAGCGCGAGCGGGATCTTGGCGATCTTGGCGCTGGCGGCTTTGCGGGCGCTGGACTTGCTGGACAGCTTGCAGAGGTTTTGATCGAACCATTCCGCGCCCGCGCCCGCGCCCTTGCGGCCCTCGGCGATCTCTGGCGGAAAATTCGCGATCCGATCGTTGAACTTCGGCGCCCCGCGCGAGAGCGAACGGCCCGGGTTCTTTACGCCCTCTTTCGCAATCCGATGGACCGGGTTTTGGCCGGTCTCCTTTTGGCCCGGTGAGCCGATATTGAACCACGACCCGCCGCCGTTCTTGCGCCCCTCAAGGGCGTGTTGCTCGACAGAGGCCGTCTGGAAACTGCCGCCGCTTCCATCGAACCGGAAGCCTGGAACCTTTCGGCCCCCGACGACCGCCGGCATCAGCGCCGGCACGTCGCCCCAGAGGTAGTAGCTCCCATAGTTCCAAGCGGCCTGGCCGACCCAGGGCTGGGCGCCGCGGACGTTCTCCACCACCATCGGGACGGGTGGAAGACCCATCGCCGCGCGGATCGCGTTGGCCTCGCGCTGAATGCGGAAGCAGGCGTCAAACAGGGCGGTCAGCAGCTTGAGCGCTTCGCCCGTTTCGTCGGCCCGGATCGCGGCGGCCTTCGCCTTCGCCAGGCTCCACGGCATCGCCATGTAGCTGTACTCCTGGCACGGCGGCGAGGCGACGATCAGGTCAGCGTCGGCGACCTCGGAACCGTGAAGGTCAAGGATGCTTTTCAGGACCAATTCGGCGGGGTATTTCTCATCGCCATATTCGTGGGCCTCGATGTCGTAGCCGCGGACACGGTAGCCCTCGGCGAGCAAGCCTTCTGTCCAGCCGCCAAGCCCGCAGCAGAGGTCGACAGCCAAGGGCTCGCGGACACCACTGACCGCCGAAGAAATCCCTTGGGAAACCGACAAAGCCTCGCTCACGAACGACTCCCCACCGCCATTGGCTTTGCGGGGTCGAGGGGATTCTGGTCTATCCCGGGACCACGCACGTCCAACCTGTTGATCACGCGGTTCATGCTCCGCGCTCCGCCTGAATCGCGACGTAATGGGCGATCTTCCCCTTGCCTGGCGTGAGGTTGCGGACAAAGCCGCGCTTGCGAAGACCGGCCATGGTCCTGGCGACCTCGGCGCTGTGCATCTCGAACGCGTCGCCAATTTCCGCGTTGGTCGCGGGGAGCGCCTCAAGGATCTTGCGAACCCTTGAACCAGCACGAGGATAAACAGGACCCCTCATGCCCGGCCCTCCGCCTGGCGACGGGCCATCAGATCCCGCATAGCCTGCGTAAGCCCGCCCTCATCGACCTTGCCCGCGATGCTCGGAAGCTCCGGCTTGGACTTCGCCACCGTGCGGGTTTCGAACTCCGCCAGCAGCGCCTTGACGGCTACCGGGTCGGCTCGTGGCGCTTCGATCTCGGGTGGCGCATCGGCGATTTGCAGCGTCCGCTTGGCCCGGTAGTATCGGCTGAGCGTCCGGCACGGCGCCGTAAACGCCAGTTCCCGAAGCTGCCCCGGCTTCGGCATGAACTCGCTACTCGGCAGGGCCACGTAAGCCCGCATCCCGGCCTCAAGGCTGGCCAGGGTCACGTCGGCCAGGGTGTCGTAGTAGTCGGCCCACCATGCGGCGGCCTCAGCGTCGGTGCGCTGCGGTTGCGGGTACAGCGCCAGCCGCCGGCCGATCACGGCCTTGACGCCATCGGTCCCGGCCTTGGCTTCAGCGACGGCCTTGAGCGCCGGCAGGGCCGACCTGACCTCGGCGAGCAAGCCTGGACTGCCGATGATCCCGCGAACCGCCGCATCAGGGCTTTCCGTGGAATCGAGCAGCAAGGTCAGCGCCTCGCTCAAGGGCGGCGAGATTGGCCTGGCGACGCTCGAATTTGGGGTCGTGGTAAGATCGTTCATGGCGGGGCTTTCGGTCGGCGTCGTTGCGAACCCAGTTGCGGAATGCGGCGTCCCAATCGGAGTGGGGCTTGGCGTATTCGTGATCGCGCATCCGGGTCAGGGCGCGCTCAAGGTCGCCCGCCGTGTGGCCCTCGGCCGAGAGGCGAGCGACCGTAATTTCAGCCGGGGACCAGTCTTCCGGGGCGCGACGAGACGGGCGGCGCTTTGGCAGGCTCGTCGGTGAGGAAGCTTTAGCTTCCGATACTTCTTCTGACTCTGGTTCTGACTCTGAAGAATGCTTGAGCAAATCACTAGCGTTTGCTAGGTTCGACTTGTGTGTTTTCAGTGCTTTAGCCTTGCCGCCCAGCGATCCCGCATCAGCACGTTTGATCGACTTTTCGACGGCTTTTTCGAGTTCAACCGTGATCCGGCCATGGGTCAGAACTCCGTCTCCAGCGTCGAAAAACTCCAGCACGTCGCCAGAAATCTTGGCCCAGCGAGACGGGGTGCAGCCGGTCATTCTGGCCAGCTTGGCGGGGTCGTTGATCAACTCGCCGCCGGCCCGCCACATGGACATAAGCAGCAGCAGGTAGGCGCCATGCTGCTCCGTCGTCAGGTGGCGCGTATCGCCCAGGTAGTCGGCGACGTAGAGCTGCATGAAGGGCGGAGCGCTCAAGCCGCCCTCTCCTGCTCAGCAAGGCGGGCGGCTTCCACGCGCTCGGCGTGTCGTCGGCAGGCATGCAGGACCGTGGTATGATCCCGGTTGAAAAACCCGCCGATTTTGGGGAGGCTGTGGTCCGTCAGTTGGCGGATCAGGGCCATGGCCTCCTGGCGGGGCCGCGCGAAGGTGGGGCTTCTGGCGGGACCCTTCAGGTCGGCCAGAGTCAGGCCATGGCGCTCGGCCACCGACCGGGCGATCTCAAGCATCCTGGGGCGACCCGGCAGGTCAAGGTTCTCCACCCCTAAGCGGCGTAGGAAGAGGCAGGGGGAGTTCATGCGGCCCCCGCCAGGTCGAAGAAGTCAGCCGCCTTGGGCGCGGCCAACTGTGCGATGTTCCGCACGGCCTGAGCGAAGTAGGACGGCTTGAGCTCGAACCCAACGCCGCGGCGGCCCATTTCCACCGCTGAATAGACCTCCGATCCGATCCCCAGGAACGGGGTCAACACGACCTCTCCGGGTGCGCTCCACAGGTCGATGCAGCGCTCGATCACGTCGAACTGCAGGGGCGAGATATGAACCTCGTCCTTCTCGTCGCGCCCGCCGCGATATTGCAGGGTCCGCGTCTGGTTGATGTCCGACCAGACCGGCGAGGCGTAGCGTTGCCAGACCAGGATTGAGACCCACTGCTCATAGGTCCAAGGCGCACGGCCAGATGCCCGTTCCGCCTTCAACTGCCGCTCATAGGCGTCCCGGCTGATGTCTAGGCTGTCGTCCCCGACCCATCGCGTAAAGCCGCCCGCCAGGGGGTCCTCATTGTCGCCGGGCTTGCGGAAGGTGATGACGTAATCGGCCAGCCCCTGCCCGCTCATGGCGCTGTCCTTCATGACCTGCTTGTGCAGGAGGCGAAGGCTCTTGGTCCGCTGCTGGGCGACGACAGGGTCTTTCCAGATGCAGACCTCGGAATGGAAATACCAGCCGGCGTCCTCGTAGGCTCGGACGATCTCGCCACGGAAATCGCGCATGCCGACAAAGCCGTTGCGGCCCTTGTTGCGGGGCAACTGCATGCAGTGGACGGAGCAAAGTCGTCCCGGTTTCGTGACCCTCAGCAATTCCTGGATCAGGAAGGCGTAGTGCTCGAAAAAGCTGGCCGCGTCGCCGTTGTTGGAGATGTCACGGTCGTAGGCGCTGAACCTGTAGAGCCCTTCGAACGGCGGGGAATGGATTCCGAAGTGGATGCTGTCGCCAGGGATCGCCCGGATCAGCTCGCAGGCATCGCCTTGATAAATCGCGTACTGATCGGTGACGACCTGCTCGACGGCCTTGATGTGCTCGATCTGGTTCATGCGGCGGCCTCAAGCCACGCCGGGACGACGACCGGCTGCGTGGGGTTGTAATCAGGGGTGTCACGGATGGCGCCGCGCACGGCGAGGCTGGACAGGTCTGCCATGTGCAGGATCATCCCGGCCGCCATCCGATCGGCATCGGCTTCCTTGCGGGCGAGGTTCGCCATGACTGCGCCCTCGACCTCGGCGCTGATGAAGTGGGCGTTGACCGGCTGGGATTGTCCGAACCGCCAGAACCTGCGGACGGCCTGATAGACCTGCTCGAAACTGTCGTTGAGACCGACAAAGCCGGTGTCGGCGCAGTGCTGCCAATTCATGCCGAACCCGGCCACGGCGGGCTTGGTGACCAGCACGCGGGTCCGGCCCTCGCTGAAGTCGGTCAGCTTGCGTTCCTTGACCTCATCGCTGTCCGAGCCCTTGGTCTCCACGGCGCCGGGTATGGCCCTGGTCAGGGCCTCGCTCTCGGCGTTCAGGTTGCACCACCACACGAACGGGCGGTCTGTCGGGGTGGTGGCGATGGCTTTAGCCACCCGCTCGGCTACGGTGTCGCGCCGGGCGCTGATCCGCTCCTGCAGCGTCTCGGCCGGCAGGGCGAACAGCATCCCGCTTGGCGGCAACTCGCTGGCCACGACATGCAGGTGACGCTGCAGCGGCGGAAGGTCATAGCCGGCGTCGTCGTACCCGAGATCCGATGGCTTGCGCAGCATCACCGACCACGAGGCCATCCACTTCCAGAACTCATTCTCGGCATGGCCCTTCAGCCGCCACTTCTGCGTCTCGCCGCCGTCATGGGCGAAGAAGGTCGCGAGCATGTCGGTGTGCGACATGACCCCCAGGAACTCGGCCTGGTTGCCGAGCTCCATGAAGTCGTTCGGAGCCGGCGTCGCCGTGGCTGTCAGGCGGAACGGGACCTGCGCACACTCCGCGATGAGCATGGATTTGTAGTGACCGTCCGACGATTTCAGGATCGACGCCTCGTCCAGCACAACGCCCAGAAAGAGGCTCAAGTCGAAGTGCTCAAGCTTCTGGTAGTTGGTGATGTTGACGCCGGGCCCGCACTCGGCCTGCGACCTCACAAGCCGGGCCGGAAGGTCGAACTTGGCCGCCTCACGAAGCAGTTGGGCGGAGACAGCCAACGGGGCCAGCAGCAGCACCATGGCGCCCGGCGCCTGCGCCGCCACGGCGTTCCCCCATGCCAGTTCCATCAGGCTCTTGCCCAGGCCGGTGCCGGCGAAGATCGCGGCCCGGCCGCGGCGCAGCGCCCACGAGACCAGATCACGCTGGAATTGGAACAGCGCGCCCGATAGTGGCGGGACCTGCTTAAGCCCGGTTGCCGGATCAGTGATCGCCTTCCGGGCCAGGAAATTGGCGTAGGCGGCGCTCAAAACACCCACCCCTCAAGCGACCCGCCGTCTTCCCGCACCTTCTCCACCAGAGCCCGCATGACGCCCTGGCTGGCCTCCACCGCGACTGAGAACCCGTCTCGCCGATAGATGCGGTCGATCAGCACGGCCATCTTGGCGCGGTCCATTTCAAGCTCTTGGGCGGGGGTGAGCGGTGCGGGGGAGAGCGCGTTCATAGGCAGCGCCGAAGGTCGGCCAGGGTCGGCATCACCGGATAGGCGCCGACGTTGGCCAGCGCGGCGATATGCCGATCATGGTCCGCGAACTTCGGGCAGGAGTTGTCGCCAGAGTTGAACGAGGTGGTTTGCTGGCGGAAGGCTTCCTCAAAGTAGATGGCCGTCGTGGGCGCTAGGTCGAGCGCGTCGGCGGCTTCGGTCTTGGACCGCCCGGCCTTTCTGGCGCTGACGTAAGCCTCCTCGGCGCGGCGCGCCACGTCCCCACGGAACACCTTGGGGCTATCGTCACCTTCCGCCCGAAGCCCGTAGATCGCGAACCGGCGGCCGAAGTTGCGGCGCTCGATCTTGCCCATGTGCATCAGGCCGGCGACGGCGGTTGCGACAGCCTTTGCCGTCAAGCCCGCAGTCGGCGCCAGTTGCAGGACTGTCTTCGGCCCATCGGCCAGCGCCACGAGGATGCGGTCGGCTTGGGTCGGGACCGCTTGGGCTCTCGGGAATGCTTTCGCGGCGTCACGAGAGGCCTGAAGCGCCGCGCCGTGGCCGGCGACCTTATGGGCCGCGACGCCGGGTGTGCTGGCGGCTTTCCGGGCGTGGCCCAGCCGCTGCATCTTCGACAGCACCCGGTTGCGGGTCAGGTCGAAACAGCGGGCGATTTCGCTTGGGCCGTCGCCGTCGAGGTAGCGCCTTACGACTTCCGCCGTGAATTGCTTGTCGGACCAGATGTTCATGCCGCGGCCTCATGCCGAACAGCTTCAAGGCCCCACTCCACCAGTTCGCGGATGACCTGGACGCGATTGATCGTCCGGCCCTTCGTATGGGAAAGGATCTCGGCGTAGGTCTCATCATCGAAGGTGATGCAGACCTTGATGCTGGGCGACTTCCGGGCATAGCGGCGCCCATCCGCCGTCCGGGTCGCGGTGCGTTGGTCGGCTGTGCGCGGCTGGCCGAATGACCAGCCCAAGCGCCACGCCTTGCCCTGGATCGCGCCGTCCTTACGGTGCATCCGCCGGGCGATCTTGCGGGATGACAGGCCGGCGTCGATCAGCTCGCCGAGGCGTTCGATTTCGGGCTCGGCCCACTTCATGCCGCAGCCCTCCGTGGCTTCCCGGTCAGGCGGTCAACGATGCGGCCTAGGGCCTCACCGATCCGCTCGCCGTTGTCGCCGTCGCGGTGGGCGTGGATGCCGGCCGCATGGGCGATCACCTGGCGAAGGTCTTCGTTGGGAAGCGCTGAGAGATGGCGGTGGAGTTCGGGGCTGATCATCTGCGCTCCTTCGCGTCCCGATGCGCCTTGGCGCAGTCGTCTCGGCCAATCTCGGTGATCCGGTGTGTCAGCCCATCCGTGGCCATCGCGCCGGGCTCCATGGCCTCGCGAAGGCGCACCAGGGCCGAGCGGACGGTGTCGAAGGCGAACCCGGTTGCGCGGCTAAGGCGTGGGACCGTCCGGCCCTGTGGCGGCCCGTTCAGAAGCGCGATCAGGACCACGGCCGGGGTCAGGCCGATACCGAACCACTCCGCATAGATTTCGGCGTCGGATTGGGGCTCGAGTTGGGAGGGCGCCGGGATCATTCGCCACCGCCCTGAGGCGCGAAGGCCTCGACGGTGACCTCGACGCGCCCCGGCTTCGTCGGCTCGGCGAACTCGTAGGAGGGCAGGAACCGCGCATCGTTCACGCCAAGAGCTTCGGCGATTCCATCGATCGAGCTTTTTAGGCGGTTCGGGAAGTTGGTCCGGTCGCCGCGCCGATCGGGCGGGACGAACTTGATATGGATGCGAATGTCGCCGGATGCCGGGACACTGGGCGCCGCGGCAAGGGTGGCGAGCCGAGCCCATTCCCGATGCTTCGCCGTGGGGCCGCTCTTGGCTCTCCAGTGGCCCTTTGCGTGGCCGGAAAGGCTGGCGGGCGGAAAGGGGAGCGTGATGGTGGTCATTTCCGCCGCCCCGCGATGTGGACGCATCCGACGATAGTTGTCGCGAGGGCAAAAACGGCGTCGTCCAGATATCGCCACCAGACGCTACCGGTCGGCCCGAACCGCAGAAGTCCGCAGGCATAGCCGCTGCAACTCACCGCCAGCATGAGCGCTAAGACGAGGACGAATACCGGACCCCTCACCGCCCGATCTCCGCGCTGATCTGGGCGCACCGAGCGTCGCGGAATTGACGCCAGGCCCGGTCGATAGCCTTGCGGTCGCGGGGCCAGAGCAGCTTGGCGGCTCGATAGTCGGCTTGGGCCTGGGCAAGCTCCATTTGGGCGCGGCCCATGCTGCGTTCTGGGGCAGCGCCATGAAGCGCAGTCGCAGAGGTGTTCGGGGCAAGTTCCCGGGCGGACCTGAAAGACTTCAGCCAAGCTCTCGCGCGTGCGAACATATCGCCCTCCCCTTCCCTGAAAAATCGGCGGTCCATTTCGGGCGGGACCGCCTCGCCCTTCAGCTAGGACAGACGCCCGAAGACGGACGGGCAGCCGGTGCGTTCGGCGGCGTCGGTGACGATCTGCTTGAACACCGCCTGGCGAACGTGTTCCGCCCGATGCAGGCGAACGCCGAGCTTCAGGCCCTCGCCCTCCACCAGACGCCAGCGCAGGAAGGCGAAGAGGTCGGTGACCGCGCCGCCGAAATAGACCGGGATCTGAAGCTGGAATTTGGAGGGGATTTCGACGTCGCCCTTCTTCGTGGTCGCGGTCGTTTCGTCGGTGTATTCGAAGCTCTCGTTATCGCTGGACGTGCGGACGGCCTTGGTGAAGTTGACCTTGCGCCGGGCCTGGAGGTCGCGGCAGGCGTCGAGCAGTTCGGCCCCGGTCGGCGCAACCACGTCGCCCGCGTTCTCCTCAAGGAAGCGCGCGAACTCGATCTGCTCCATCAGCTTGCCGTCGATGTCCGACCACGTTTTCCACTCGACGGAGAACGGCAGGGTGAGCGTGGCCTTATGGCCGAGGTGTCCGGCGGCGGCCGGCGCGTGGTAGTCAATCGACGCGACGATGGTGTTCGCGGCGATGTCGGCGAACAGGACGGTGTTCTCGGTCTTGAAGCGGTTGCCGTAGTCGACCAAGGAGTCGACGGTCTGGAGGACCACGCTCTGCTTGATATGATCCGGCAAGGTCGCCGGGATCGCGTTCGGCTCCGTCACATCCTGATGCGAGCCGTTCGGAAGCACGAGGTATTCGCGCCCGGCTTCGGTCTTCAGGATTTCGGCGCCGCCGTTGGCCTTCACGGCGAGGTCGGCGATGGTCTGGGCTTCGGACATGGCCTAGGCTCCCTTCTTGGATTTGGTGGTGACTTCGCCGGTTTCCCCGTCGATAATCTCGACGTCGGCGAACATGCGGTTTTGGGTGGGGTCGTTGACCAGCAGGTCGCCGTCGAGATCGGCGAAGAACAGCGCGTCGGGAAGATCTGACTGCGGGACCTTGGCGGAGATTTTCGCGCCGACGATCACGGCGTTGTCGCCCTTGCCGTTCGGCTTGACGGACAGCTTCAGCGTGAACTCGCCGGCCTTGTTGGTGTCCAGAACCGCGCGGACCACTTCCGCCAGTTCCTCGCCGGCCGCTTCCACGACCCGGCCCTTTCGAATGTCCCGAAGGACGTCAGTGAATGGCCGCATCGCGGTCCCTCCCAATGCCTGGCCTCTCGGGCGGCCGGCTTGCCCCTAGTCTCGATGGCCGTCCGCGCCTCCCAACCGGGGCGCAGTTCGGCGTCAGGCGCGCGTCGGCGTGCCCGTGGTGGTGGTGGCGCTGCGCTCCCCGAAACGCGGGAAGTTGAAGCGCCCGTATTGTCCTTGGTGCTGGCGCGCGGCGGCGTCATACGCACGGGCCGCTTCCTCAGCCTCGGCGAAGGTGCCGAGATGTCGGTTGCGGTTCGCGACGCTGATTGTGGCCCGGTATTTCGGCCCGTGCGGCGATACGCCCTTGAAGCCCGAGGCCGACACGCTCAGCCGGTTGGCTTGGTTTTGTGCATGGCTGCTCTCGCGAAGATTCGAGCGCGTATTGTTGAGTCCATCGCGGTCTTCGTGATCGACCTCAGCCCCAGGAGCCGCCTCAAGGATTTCGCGGTGCATCAGGACGGTGCGGTGTCCATCTGCGCGTGATGTCGTGCGGTAGGCATAGCCCGTGGTCAGGCCACTCTTTGGCGGCGCGTAGAACCAGACCCAGCGGGTCAGCTCGGCAAAGTCGTCGTCGTCAACGACCGTGACGCGGCCCTGAGTCAGAGGGATTTCACGCGTCACTAGGGAGGCTCCTGCGCTTCTCGCGCGCCGAGGTTTCAAGGCGTTCGCCAGCGTCAAACACGTGCGCGCCGATCTTGGTCAGCAGCCACCCGACGCCGATCTCGACCGTCAGCAGCAGCTTGATAGTCAGCCGCACGGAGGCGTTCGAGACGTTCGCGCCGGGCGGCGAGTTCGACTCGTTCACGCTCCAGCTCCTTCTCTCGTTTGGATGGGCCACTACCCCAGAGATCGCCCCAGATCGCGTAGCCGAAGATCGGGCCGAAGTAGGCAGCCAGGGCGTCCTCGAGGTTTGGCCCGACACTGCGGTCACGGAGGAGCCGCTGCAGGTCGCGCTTTTCGGCTTTCAGCCGGAACGCCAGTTCACCCAGGGACAGGCCGGCGTGCTTCGAAAGATAGTCGTCGACGAACGCAGCAACGCGCTCGCCTCTCGGGGGTACGTTGCTGTTTCGGTCAATGCGTGCAGTCATCACTTGCCTCATGTTCTGCCTCGCAAACGGAGCGGGCGGACATGGGAGACGGACGGAAGATTGACGAACGAGGACTGAATGAAGCTGTCCGGCTCATGCAAACGGCGGGCAGCATCGGTGGATATTGGAGACGCGAGACGGAGCGCTTGGCGGCGCTGACGTTCTGGCGAGCGGTAGGTTTCGCGGGCGCTCACGGACAGACTCAGAATCTGGCCGTGGTCGCCATGCCGAACCGGCAAGTCCGGTGATCGGCGGAAAGCTCGGCCCTGACCGGCATCACGCTCGGCCAGGGCCACACGCGCGCGGACTGGGGGGGCTCGTTCAGGCGGCGCGTGGATGGGATGAAATGCGGCCCCCGGCATGGTCAGGAATCCAGCCGTTGGGGCGTTGCGGGCGGGGCCCAGCCCATGTCGCGCACCGAGCGCTCCATCAGCAGATCAACCGTCGGGCCATGGAGATTGCACGCCAGGACAAGGGCCTGTGCGGCGAGATATTGGCGGAGGCGGTCGAGGAGCGCGGTCATCTAAGCCCCCCAACTCTTCGGCTTCACGACAACAGCCGAGCCGTCATCCATGCGAAGCCTGACCTTGAACGGGAGGATGCCGTCGACGCTCTCGCGCATGGACCGAAGCACGGCCTCGACGGATTGCGCCGTCGCCGGATGCTCCAGGCCCGCGTTGTCGCGGTAGATCCGTTGGAAGGTTGCCGGCTGGGCCATCTCTCAGCGCCCATCCAACTGATGGAGCGCGGCGAACGCGCACGCAAAGCCGATGGCCAGCGCGACACACCCGATGATGGCGAGGGCGGCGAGCATCTAGAACGCCCTCCGCCGCGCAGGCCGCCGACCCGGCTCATCCCGCCCGCGCCAACGCTTCGGCGCGCTGAGATTGCCCAGCAACGGCCCAACAAGGATCACCAGGAAGAAGGCCGCGAAGCCGAGGGGGATGAGGGCGGGCATCTAGGACCAAGCCCAGATAGCGAGGCGGTGGAGTCCCACCACGCCACAGAACAGCCCGGCCGCGGTGAAAGCGCCAAACGCCATGGCGAGTTCGTGCAGGGCGTAGCCGGTATGCATCAGCACGCTGAGGCCCGACTGAATCAGACACCAGAGCCCGGCATAGGCGACGTAGCCGACGAGCTTCATGCCCGCCTCCCCAACGTCGCCACGATCAGCAGCGCGAACCCAGCGACCGAAAGGCAGAACTGGAGCATCGCGTGATCGATGTTCGCGCTATCGGCGGCGGACAGGTGGGGGATGAGGGCGGAGAGCATCTATGCCGCCTTCCGCACTTCGGGATCGGACGGGGGCAACTCGGACAGCCGCGAGCGCATGAACCCCAGACAGTTGTCCAGCGAGCCCGCGAAGAGCATCGCACTGAAGCGGCCAGGATCGCCACTGGCGTCCCGCACGACGAAGCCGCCATGCTCAGCGGGGATGATGTTGAGGCCGTTCATGTCCGCCTCATCGGCGTCACCGCGATCAGCAACGCCCCCCGATGAGAGGAGAGACCCATGGCGAACGGGAACGGCATCTCAGGCCGCCTCGGGGAAATTCAGCCGAGCGAACTCACCATGAAGTTCGCGGGCTTTCGCGTCGTAGGCGTGGGCGGCCTCAACAGGGCAGTCAAACCGGCCAATTACGATGTGGCGATAGTCGACGCCGATCGCCGCGATGAAGCGCCGCGGCCACCGCTTGTCGGTGAAGACACCCTTGTAGGGATTGGAGCCGCAACGTTTCTTGCCGTTCCGGGTGTTCTCGGCGCGAGTGCAGACTCGCATGTTGGCGCGCGTGTTGTTCAGGGGATCCCCGTCGATGTGATCGACCACGAACCCCGGCGCTGGCTGCATAAGGACGCGATGGAGGTAAGCGCTTCGGCGCCCCTTCGGCGTGTGCACATTAGTGATCGCGCAGATGTGGCCGCGCCCGCCATCGAAGGTCCGCCACTTCCATTGCAGCAGGAAGTCGAAGTCAGCCGCGTCAACGAGCGTGACGTGGCCTTGGGTCAGCGGGATTTCGCGAACGTCGGTCATGCCGCGTCTTGAGCCGGCTGCATTTCGGGGAAGAAGTCGTCCGGCGTGATCTCCACGCCCATGTCAGGCGCCGTCTTCAGGATCGTGCGCATCTGCTTGTGCGAGAGCGAGTTCCTCGCCCTGCGATCCGAGATCGTGCCCTGCGTTACGCCCGCGGCCTCAGCAATCCGCTGTTGGTTGCCGAAGCGGCTTTTGAGGTGGTCGATGACGTTTGGAATATCGGACATGACCCGATAATGCTGATAATATCGGATATTGCAAGACGCGATTTATAGGGCGCCACCCTATGACCGTTGTGATTAATCGCTCGCCCATGAGGGACCCTGAGTCGAAAGCGCGGGCGATTGAGGTCGGCCGGAAGCTTCGCGAAGCACGCAAACGTGTTCCGCTAAGCCAAGCAGACCTAGGTGAGAGAGTCGGGGTCGCCCAATCCGTTGTTTCCGATTGGGAACGTGGCGAGCTGGAAAGCTGGCGCGACTACATCGAGCCGCTTGCTCGCGCCCTTGGCGTGACTCCTGGCTTTTTTTCCGGGGCGACAACCATAGCGGGAGCGTTATCATTCGCTAATGAGATCGAAGTCGTCGGGGAGGTGCAGGGCGGCACCTTCAAAGTGGCTATCGAGTACAGTCCCGAGGAGCGCCACTTCTTGCCCGCCATCCCTGTGCCCGCTTACGAGCGCGTCGCGCGCCGATACCTCAAGGTCGTAGGCGACTCCGTCAACGAGCTTTATCCCGATGGGACCTACGTCATGGTGGTCTCTACGGCGGACACCGATGCGCGGCCAGGCGACCGGGTTGTGGTCTACGCCCGCAAGGGTGAACTGAGCGAAGCCACTATCAAGGAAGTCCGCGTTGAGGCGGATGGTCGCATCGCGCTTTGGCCGCGGTCCACCCACCCGGACCACAAGACGCCGATCTATCTGACCGATGAGGATCAGGACGGACCCGAGATCGCGTACGTGGTGGTTGGCAGCTACCGGCCTGAAAACCGCCCCCCGGCGCCCCTGCAGATCCCTCGCGGCCCTCGCCGCCGCTAACGCTCCGCTCTTCGTAACACCGCTCGATAATTCGCGCCCTCTGGCTCGGATAAGGAAAGCCACGCCGATAATTATCGGATATATCGACTTTAGCGCTTGACCGATTATCGGGTTGTCCGATAACTTGCTTCTCAGACCTGAGGAGCCCGCCCGTGCAAACCGCCACCACCCATCCCCACCTCCACACCGCCGGCAAGGTCGGCCTGGCGCTGATCATCGCAAACGAACTCCGCGGCCTGATCGTGGTCTCTCTGATCGTGAAGGCTTGGGTTGCAGCGGGAGGGCACTTCTGATGGCCCAAGCTGCCGCCGAAGCCACCCTCAAGGCTCCAACCGCCGAGCAGAACGCGGCTTACCGCGAATGCCTCCAGTTCGACCGTCTCGCCTTCGAAGAGCGCCTCGCTGGGCGCTCTGGCCTGCTGACGGACGCCCAGCGCGCCCAGCACGGCGCGGCATGGTCCGTCGTAGCGGACGCGCTTGAGGCCGGTGTCGGCTTCGACCGCATGGCCTTCGACGGTGCCTCCCTCGCCAAGCAGGAGGGCTGAGACGATGGCCCGCAAGATCATCGACGTCTGGCCGGTCCTGAACGTGACGCCCGAGCAGTCCGGCAAGTGCTGGACCAAAGACGAGGCCCTGGCCGCCTACCGAGAAGTGAACGAGGCGCTCAAGCACCTCCAGACCCCATCGCGCTTCCGGCTGAACATCGGCTTCAAGTTCGAGGAAGACGCCCGATGCGAGCATTGCAACGGCACATGGACCGAGGACAGCCACACCTACAACGGCGGGTGCTGCGAGGCCGATGAGCGCGCCGATCCGCTCGCGTCAGCGCCCGTAGAGCACCGATCCGACTGCGCCGTCCACAACGAGCCCGCGATGCCGAACGGCCCATGCGACTGCGACGTCAGCGACAAGCAGGAGGCCTGACCCATGGCCCAACCCGCCCGCCAAAACTGGCTCG